TGCGGCGTTGGTCGTGTACCCGGTGGATTGCTGCCAGGTAATCTGCTGATTCCCATTGACCAGGCGGATAGCGCTATTTGCAAGTGTTCGCAGGCTCATGATGCAGAGAATTCCGATCCGGGTTTGTTTACGGCGTTGCGAACGCTGGCCAGCAGCAGGCCGGTGTCATTCAGCGGCTTGTCATCGCCTCCAGGGTCTTCACCCGCTTTGATCGCGGCAGCGGCCTCGCCGACCGTCTTGCCAGTGATCTTCATCCCGCCCTTGCGCCACTTGCGCAGCAAAACGGTGACCGGCGACAGAGCGGGGCTGTCCAAAGCGGAAATTTCCTGCTGGATGTCTGCAACAGCGGCTCGGCCAACAGCGTCCAGCGCATCGAATGCGCTGGCCTGCCCCGCTCCAACCCGTGGGACAAGCCCCTTCAGAATTCCAGACCACTCTTCCGAATGCTGGGCAACTGCGGGCTTGATGAATGGCCTGGCCGGAATGCTCACCTCCGGCGCCCCAAATTCCTGAATGGCGGCCACATAGGCGACGCTGGTCCCATCCTCATAAGCCAAGCCGGAAGGAATTCCCACCTGGGCAACCATCCCCTTGAACTCTTTTGGAATGCGCTCCAGCCGCGCAACGATCTTTCCCAGGTTGATCTGCTTGCCCATTTAAAACACTCCACCTGCCTTGCGGAAGGCCGAGCGCTCCATGCTTGCGCCGACATACAGGCCAGGGCCCGCCATCACACCCAGAAGCGCCCGAAGCTGCTGCCCGTAGGGAGTCGTAGCCAGCCAATAGCCGAACGCGGACTTTGCCGGTGGCGGCGCCATGCTGACACTGACACTGCCCTCGGTTGCAGACTGCAGCACCCCGGGCGTCGACCCGGCGCCGATCAGGGCGTAGGTCTTTGCCAAGTGAGCCGCGATCAGGTCGCTGCACAGCTGCGCCTGCACGGCACTTACCAGCCAGCTGGGCTGATTGGTGCTGATGTACGCCGTGCCCATAGTCCACCAGCCCTGCAGGCCTGCCGCAGGGTAAGCCGTCGGGTCCGAGAATTCGGGAAACTGCAGGCGAAAGCTGGTGTCGTTATAGGTCGGCGTAGTCATATCAAGCCAGGGCAGCCACTACTCGTGGCTCGTTTTCGCTGATGTTTGCGTAGTCGGCAGCGGTAACAGGTGCGCTGGCGTCTTTGCGATTCATGTCGGAGGCGACTTTTTCAGGGTCAGCCTTCTTGGCCTGAACAATGATGTGGCCGTTCTTTTTGTGGAGCTTGAAGCCCTCGTTTGCTTCGAGGATGCGCATATCGTCGTCGCTGACTTCGGTCATGCGGCCCTGCGGCGTCCAGATGCTGGCCTGGCCGCCATCGATGGCGATGCCTGCGCCACCCTTGATCATCACGAACTCGCCGGGGACATTGACGCCCTCACCCTTGACCCAGTTCTGATACTTCTGGTCGCAGGAGAGCGTCGAAAAAACGTAGTGTGTGCCTTTGGACATGGTGTAGCCTCATTTGATTTTGAAAAAAAGGGCCCCCGAAGGAGCCCTTTTGCTTGCTGCGGATTGGCTTAGATGCCGGATCCGCGATACACGGCGTAAGGCCGCTTCAACATGATGCCGGCGGTGGCCATGCTGAAATCTTCAATGTAGGCCTTCGCCTGCTTTTCCACGCCCAGGGCCATGAACTTGGTGGGCACCACTTGCACGAACGTGCGGCTGTCGTCGCTTGCACCATCGTCCACCTTGTCGGCGAACAGATAGAACACATTGGCGCCACCGTTTGCAGCGTTCAACTGCGGTGCGCTGATGACGCGCCATTTCGGGTAGGTCTCGCGCAACCATTGGCGCACGGACACGTTGCCGTAAACAGCCACCACCGAGAGGTACTGATACACAGCCGTGGGCAGTGCCAAGGTGCATTCAGTGTCTTCGGGGTTGATCGTGTCTTGCGACTGGATCTGCAGAGCGGCAGCAGCTGCTCGGATGTCGGCAATGATGTCGATGAACGTCTTGCCGGACCACAGGGGCGAGCCGCTGGATGCGCCGTTTGCGGCGGTCACATAAGCAGGCAGGCCGGGATCGTTCAAGAAGCCATAGGTCAGGTTGTTGCCCGAGTTGTAGCCATTGAAGCCGATCAGGTTGCGCTGGATTTCCAGAGCCAAGGCGGCGCTGGAGCGCTTTTCGCCAGCGGTGCTGACGCGGATGCGCCCAGCGCGAGCCTCTTCCAACAGGCCCACCTTGAAGCCGTGCTCGTAGCGGACTACGGTGCGGCGCACAAAGTTGGCATTCCAGCTGGCCAGCGGGACGTTGGTGTAGTCGCCGTAGGGCACGCTGTTGCCGATGGGCTCCAGGATGCCTTGAACGATTTCCTCGTCTTCCCAGCTGCCGACGGTGGAGATGCCCACCAGCTCGTCGATCTTGCGAGCGGCGGTCATCACGCGCACAAAGCCGGGCAGCCAGTTTTGAAGGAACTGAATCGGAGTGGCGATGCTGGCCGATGTCACCGGGGCTTGCTGGGAGTCCATCGCAAAGTATTTGCTCTGGTCCTGCATGAACGCGGTGGGAATGTGGATGCCGATTTTCGCCAGGTCAGCAAATTGCTCTGCGTCCTGGGCGGTCATCACCACGGGGCGGACATCGCGCGCTGCGATGCTGCTGTGTACGACGGAAGTTTTGTGAGCCATTATTTAGCCTCCGGATTAGTTGGAAACGCGCACGGCGATCAGGCCGGCAGCGCTTGAGTTGTAGCGATACACGGATGCATTCGGCACCTGCAGGCAGCTTGCAGGCACGGAGCCGCCAGCCGGGTAGGTGTAGATGGCGCCAGTGCTGACGTTGTAGGCCACGGAGTCGCCGATGTTGCAGCTCGCCGTGTTGTTGTAGACCACGATGGTGCCCATGGTCAGGAAGTCGGCTTGGTTGTAAGCCGGAACCACCAGGGTCGGGTCGATGGGGAAGCCGCCAGTCGGCGAGAAGCCAGGCAGACCCACCGGATTGACCAAGAAGCCACCCATCGTGAACACGCTGCCGCCAGCGCCAGCCAGTGCTGCGGATGCCACAGACTGCGAGTTGTTCACCGTGTAGGTGCCAGCGCCGCCAGTGCCCGTGCCGTAGCCGGTGATCACGGTGCCGCCAGAAGTGCCGCCGCCAGTGATGGTTTGGCCGATGGTGAACGAGCCGGTAACGGTGCCGCCAATGGTCAGGGTCGTGCCGCTGATCGTGGAAGCAGTCGAAGTACCGGATGCGGTAGCGTTCAAGACGCCGCCTTGTGTGGCCGCGCCGGTTGCGGCGTTTTGCACAAAGAAGTTACCCACGGAGCCGCCGATGGCGTCCAGGACCAAGGATTGCGCACGGCGCGGGCCGTCGGCGACTTCCTGCCCCAGGATGCCGAAGCCAAGGTTGACGTTTACCGTCGATTGAAAAACTGCTGCGGTCATTTATTACTCCTTCGAGCCGGCCAGGTGGCGGTCAATGAAACTGCCGGTCTTGGCAGTGGGCGCGGCATCCATTGCGGCTGCGGCGGGTTTTGCGGCCAGGTAGCCGCGAACGAACGACACGCGTCCGGCCTTGGGTGCGCCAGCGATCTGCAGCTTGTCCACGGCGTAATCGGCCATCTTGGTGATGTCCATTTCACGATGATCAAACGCGCCGACTTGCGAGCTGACGGCTTGATAGAAATCAGCCTTGTCAGCGATGCGGGCTTCGACACGGCGCTCGATTTCAGCAGCGTCCATGGCGCCACTTGGGCCCTTTTCGTCCTGCTTCTCTTCGCTCTCGGTCGGGTCTTTCTTCTCGCCCGGCTTGTCCTCGTCGTCTTCCACCTCTTCGGTGCCAGCGGTCGAGCCAGCGCCGTTCAGCAGCTTTTGCATTTCCGCGACCAGGGGAATGATTTTTCCCAGGTGCGTCTTGGCGTCTTCAAGGCTCATCGCATTGGCCTCGCCATCCTTCTTTTCCGGTTCAGCCATAGCGGCATCCTTTACAGTTTCTAAGTGGTCGAGAACTGCTACTTCTGGCCCCATGCGACCACTATCCACAAGGGCAAGATGATTTCCACGAATGTTTCGCTGGATGTATTGGTACGGCTGCCCGTCAGGCGTGATGCCGTCTGAGCGCTCGTAGGTGCAGCGGTAGCCGCACGACAATTCCTTTTTCCCGGAGTCGATCAGCGTGGCCATGGCCTGGGACATCAATTTGATGTTCCCGTACAGCGTGCCGTCGTCAGGGTTGAAATAGACCTGCTCACCGATCACGCCCTGGATGCCCTTGCGCTCGGCCGGCATCAGTCCAGCTTCTTCGCTGCCCAGCATCACGTGGTTGTCAATCCACGGCAGCAGGCGGAAGCTGTCGATGGTGTCCAGGCTCCCCAGCTCATCGGCGGGCCGCAGCACGTTGTAGAGGTGGTCGGGGTCGGCGCCGGGGTCAATGGACTTGCCCAGGTACTGGAAAACACCAGTCTTTGACAGTGGGTTGTCCTTGCGCTCGAACCAGCCGTTGGCATCGAACTCGCGCTTGTCTTGGGCCATGGCCTCTGGTGGCTTTGCGTCGATCATTTCTTGTGCACCTGGGTGTAGAGGCTGAGGCAGTGAGGCGGGGTCGGCCCACAGGTAGCCGTCGCTTTCATCGTTCAGCGCCGGGATGAACTCCGGATCCGTGCACAGGAACAGCGCAAAGTCATCGGTTGACGAAAGCGCGGTCAGGTTTGCGGGCTGGTGCCCGATTTCCTCCATGCTCTCGCGCGCGGCTGCGACCTCTGCGGATTCGCCCTCCTCGACGTGCCCCGCAGGAAACGCCCAGGTGCCGCCGTGGTCGCCGCCCTTGGCGCGCATCAGGAGCAGCACGCGCCCTGTGTCAGATGCCCGGTACAGGATTCCGGCTGCTTTAGGTTGGTTCATTGAATCTGAAGATGGGTTTGCTGATGCAGCGGCAGAAGATTGCGTCTCCGGGCTTGCCGCGCTGGCCGCTGTGCTCATCGATTACTGGGGGGTCGTCGAACCGGTACTCTTTGCCGGACATTGCGACGTGGTCTTTGCGCGGGTAGCGTCCGCCGCCCGTGTGAACCCAGACATACGACTCCACGCCCATGGCCTGCAGTCGGGCTTGGTTGATGTTGGCGTAGGCCTTGCGCTGCTGATCCATGGACACATGGCGCGCCCAGCGCACATCGCCCTCATAGCGCTTTGTCAGGTAAGGAACCAGGTCAGCTGGGCCGCGCCCGGTGGTGATCGAACGCATGACCTCGCCCTGCACATCGGATAGATACTTCTCGGGAATGCGCTTGATCAGCTGCGCGGACTCTTGGGTGCTTGCGCTGATGACCGTCTGCAGGCGCTCATTGGAAAGCGTCATGTCGATCTTGAAGCCCTCGGACACCTCTTTCAGGCTCATGCCAAGGGTGACGGTGCTGTTTCTCACCGTGCGATCGATCATTCGCCGGGTGACCGTCTTGGATAGCCGGGCGAACCGGTTGATCCACTTTTCACGCAGCGAGTTGATGCCGATGCGGGCCCGGCTCACCGGACTGTCGTCCATGGCGTGATCGAAGCCGCCGGCAGCCAGGGCCGCCAGCATCTCGCGCTTGGTCTGGCGAGCCATCAAGCCGATTTCCTCGATGATGGCCGCCGCCATGTCGTCGGCGATATTGACTGCGGGGCGCAGGGCCCCGCCCGTCTTAACTAGGGGATCTGTTGCCCCCCTCGTCTTCCTCGTAGCCGATTTCGTCGTCATCATCATCGTCCCATGAGCCATCCGCAAGCAACACGGCATCCGTGTCACCATTAGTTTGGTTAAATTCAGCCTCGCTCATTGCGGGAATTTGATAATTCGGGTCTGCGGGTATCGGCAGCAGCTTGCTCATGATGTTTTCCTGTTGAAAAGCCAATCAACGTGATCTTCCAGCTCGGCAGGCAGTGTGCCTTTCTGGTATCCCGGTGATGTAACTAGCGCGGCAATTTCAGCATCGGTTTCCTTGATGTTTGAAGTTGCGTACTCGCTCACGTTATCCCGTATCCATTGTTTTCGGGACGTGTAATCAGGATGCATCCTTTGCAGGATTTCCGCAAGTCTTTCAGGGGATTTCTTTGTAGATTGCATCCCCAAAGCATGCGCTAACTCATGAACTGCAGTGGCACGGTTGATGGCGTCTTCGCTTTCCCCGCCCACCGTCCATCTAGCCTTGCCATTTGCGGCTCGCTGCTCGTGATATTTCTTCTGTTGCTCCATGAACTCGACATTCGAGGACTTGGATGGAGACACGGCGAAATTACCAAACCCCTTGCGGTCCTGCCATGCATGACCCATTGCCTTGCCGGTCGATCCACATACGACGCGAACGCTGTGCTTAGCCAACTCGCTTTTTATGTCGAAGCCTTGACTAACCAGGCCAGCCATTGCGTCATCAATGTGCCCAAGGGTCTTGCGCATGGCCTTTGCTGCCGCACTACCATCGCTGATGTCGATTTCGGTGTGACCCCCAACACTTGCGCCGTGCCCTGCATATGACCTTTGGCGAGCCTCTTTCATCTTGTCACTCAATGCCGCGCGATCTGCATCCGACATATCCCAGTACTTGTCTTTGTACTCCTTCATCATGGCTTTATATTCTTTCCCGGCGTTGCTGCCGTTAGAGAATCCAAGCCCGTAATTGGTGGAGAAGTGATTGGTGATGTGATCTACAGGGGCTGACTTGAATCGAGAATTTGCAGGATTCTCGTTTGCCTTTTCGCGCAGCTCTTTGTTTTTCTGCTTTTGGGCTTCTTTTGCGGCCTTCTCGCCTTCCTGGCGCTCGCGTTGTGATGCGAAGTATTTGGCAACCTCATGCTCTCCAGCCTTTTGCCTGTGCGCTGCAGCCAAGTCGCCTTCGCCTTGCTCTTTTGCCAGATCCCTAGCATGCATGTGCAGGTCGTAGGCGTCGCCATGCTCTTTGGATGAATTGGCTGTCTCGCTGGCCGCGTGAGCGGCTGCACTAGCTTCATTCATTCTTGCGTATTTCATCGCAGCGAAGTGAACGTCTGCCCTTGCGAAGTGGTGCGATGAACGCTCCTGCTCACCCGCCGACTGCGCGGCCTCTGCGGCCTCTATGTGGGCGGCCCTTGCGTCACTGTGCTGGTCTCCGCTGGCTGCAGTTGTCGACAGATTGTCTGCATGCTCACTCTTTTTGACGTGCTCGGGCTTTTCAGCGGTTCCGCCTTTATGTGCCTGGCTGATATTGCGGCCATTGAACTTTCCGCCCATTCCGGCCAACACCGTGCCATTGCCTGAAATTAGAACCTTGCGGCCTTCGCCTTCCTGGCCGTTTGGGTGGACTGTTATCCAGCGGTCATCAAAGGCAAAACCGCTGGGATGCGCTTTTGGGTCGGCGCCGTCCACAGCTTGGCCCCCCTCATCGTCATCGTTGCCATCGTCATCCTCCGGGATGCCTGGGGCACCATCACCTAGCCGCATTTCTGGGTATCCGCCATCGCGGTCCTTTGCCACCCGTTCGCGCTCTTCCTCGCTGGAGATTGCGCCGGATGCGATCAGGGCTGCGCCGATCTGGGCCTTCACCAGATTGGTGTCTGCCATTTCCTTGGCGGTCGGGCTGTCCAGTGGCGCCCATGCAACTGACGTTTCAACGCCTGCCATCTTCAGCATGAGCGGGGCAACGAAGCTGCGCACCACCAGGGCATGGTGACGCTCCAAGAAGGGCGTCAGGTCGTGCGTCTGAATCGACTCCAGCAATTCGTGGTAGCTGGCCTCTTCATACTCACCGGTGGAGTTGAATCCCTTGGGCGTCGTGCCGATCAGCTTGGTGGCTGGCACGCTTGCCTGCGCGGCGACCAGCTGGTACTGCGTCATGATCAGCGCGTCAAAGTCGGCCAGGGAGGTGTCGAACTGCTGGAATTCGTCGCTTTCCTTGTCGCCCAGCTTGATACCGTAGCTGTCGCGGTATTGCGCCCACAGGTTCAGGCGGTCTGTTGCCTGCTCCGCGTTGGCCATTACTTTTTCCATGTCCGTCAGCCACACATTCGTGCGCTTGGTCATGGCCAGCTGGGGCGCTTCGTTTGCGGTGCGCTCGGCAGCGTAGACACGCTCCATGATCTGCTGGGGTAATGGGATGCCGCCATAGATGTACTGCGGCTTCAGGATGTCCACCGGGTCGGCATGGCGAAATATGACCAGGTGCGACCGGTGCACCTTCACGCCATTGATCAGCCACCAGGTGGGCTCATAGAAATGCATCGAGTCCGGCTGACTGGATGCCGCCTGATCGAGCATTGGAGCCGTCCAGTATGGGTCGATCTGGATGATCCCCTTGTAGCTCCCGGGGGTCACGCCATCGATATTGAACGGCTTTTCGTAATACTGCGCATCGGTGCTGTCCACCTTGAACATGGCCACGCGCACACCGAAGATGCGGCCCTTGCGGATGAACTCGCGCAGATGCCAGTTCACCCGGAAACGCTTGTCAAAGCGCTTGATGATCTTGTGCGCCTCGTCGGGGATGTCCTCGCCGTCGTAGCTGGTCACGCGATAGCCATTGCGGATCGCATCATCCCCGGGCATGGAGCACGCCTTGTTGATCAGCCAGTGCTGCGCCAGGATGCCGGCCATTTGATGGCCGATGAACCCTTGGGATGCATACCAACCGGCCAGCGCCTCGCTCATGCTGTTCTGGCCGGCGCCGTAGCCCTTGAATGCTGGATAGCCATTGGAGCTGTCATCCATCGCCACGCCCACGAGCGCAGGCTGGGCGCGCTTGAGGCCGTTCAGATAGTCCGCCGTCAGCATCACGGGCTCGATGCGCTCGAACGCATGCGTGCTGAAGAAGCTGGAAACGTTGCGCAGGGGCTTTGCTTCTGGCTTTGGTTTGCGGAAAAACGAGAACATGGGCTATCCAAAAAATGATCTGCGTGGAGCCATTACCTCGGCAAATGCCCGGCTGCTTGCATCCACCTGGTCGTCAAACGTCCCATTTGGGAACATCCGCAACTCGTTGATAAAGGCCTCGTTCCATGGGGCCCGAACCATCAGCACATTTCCCACGTTGACCTGGGCGGCGAATGGCTCGGCGCGCGTCACCTTGTCGCCGGATTCCGGGCTGGACTTGACTTTGTGGCCAGCCAGCATCCGGGTCAGGTATGCAACCTGCGTCTTGCCAGCCTGCCCCGGGTCTTGCGGGATGCTGGTGGTAACACTGCGCCCGTCATAGTCGGCGGTATTTTTGATTGCTGCGTCGCGCTCATCGGGGCCAACTCGCACCCGCACCATGTCCGCAATCACAAAGCGGCCATCGTCCATGCGGCCTATCTTTGCCCCCGCCGTAAAGTCGCCGTCCGTAGTGGATGCGAAGTCCCAGCCTCGGCACCACTTTGATACCTGCGCCGGAGCGGCGTCGATGATCTGAAGCTGGTCTGGCTTAAATAATCCGCCTTCGCCGGGGCTTGGGCGCTGCTGATATTGGCCCGCGAACACATAGGGGTTTGCCTGCTCCATGCGGTTCAGGTCTTCTATCGTGTGCTTTTCAGGCCAAAGCGCGGTTCCGTCTTCCTGCTTTGCGGGAAGGCATATAACCTCCCATTCCTCGCCGTTGCCGCTCTCCCGCAGCCACCCGGCCAAGTCGTTTTCATGCAATCGCTGCATGATCAGGATGATGGGTGTGTTCTTTGGGTCGTTCTTGCGGCTCTCAAGCGTGGTCTGGAACCAATCCAGCACGCCTTTACGCACCGTATCGCTGCGAGCCTCGGACGCCTTGTGCGGGTCATCGATGATGATTGCGCCGCCAAAGCCTTCTCGGTGCTTGCCAGCGCCAAAGCCGGTCAGCGTGCCACCTGCGCCCGCAGAGTACATCACGCCGCCTGCTGTCGTCTTCCAGTGAGCCTGGGCAGTCCCCTGGAACTTCACATCGGGGAATATTTCGCCGTAAGCCTCATGCTGCATGAGCATTTTGGTGTTGGCTGAATTGTTTGCAGCCAAGTCGCTGGAGTAGCTGACATGGATGAATTCACTATCGGGAACCTTGCCCATGGCCCATGCGATGAAGTTGATCACCGCCAATTCGGTCTTGGAGTAGCGAGGCGGGATGTTCAGGATCAGGCGCTTTGTGCTGCCATCGAACACCCGCATCAGGGCTTCGCAAATGATCTTGTGGTGCTGGGCTTGCAGCCACCTGTAGCCTTTGCGCTGCCGGAACATCCAGCGGCTAAAGAAATACAGGTCTGCCCTTGCGGTTATTGCTGCGGCTTGGCGGTCTAGTGCGTCAAATGTCCTGTATGAGTTGCTTTGCGCGACGCTCATATTCTTCAGGGGTTAGGGTGTTTATCACAAAGCTGCTGGATGGGGCTGCGGGTGCCGGGGGTTGCGAATCAAGACGCCATGCTTTGCGCTCACCCTCTTGGCGAATCTTCAAAGTCTCGGCAGTGATCTTGGCCAGCTTGGCTGCATCAAAGTCGGCATTACCGATTGCCGTGTCTACCAGTTGCTTGTGCTCATCCCATTCCGTTTGGTGCCTGATCTCCACATCTGCCCGGCGCTGGGCGGCAGCATCCAGTGCCTCTGCCTTTTTTTGGGGGTTGCAACCTGCAACCACGCCTGCAACCTTCTCTGCAACCTTTCGCCTAAGGCTGTCTTCTATGTCCTGTGCCCATCCGTCTTTTTCGATCCGCTTTTGTATGGCCGTCCGACTGACGTTGTACTTTCTGGACAACTCAGACTGCGTGGCGCCCGCCTCATACTCGGCGCGTATCTGCTGCCAGTCGTATTTCTGGGCCATTTTCAACTTTCAAATTTATGCACCCATCGGATTCACCTTGCGGCTGGGGCAACCGGTTCGCAACATCCCCGATTTCGCGTTGATGCAGGCGCGTAGAGACCAGGGCCGGGTGTCAGCCGGCCCCACGTTCGGGTTCCGTGTGAATTGGTGCAAAGTGCGCTCCAGGTTGCAACGAGTGCGGTTTGGTTTGATGAGCGACTCCGCGTAAAAGCAAAAAGCCCCAATAAAGGGGCAATTTTTTGAGGCGACTGTGCATTTAGAGCTATTGCAGCAAATGGCAGCTGGCCACCGAAGCAATCATGGGGCAAAAACGTAGCCCAGTCCTAGCGCTCTCCGGCGTCTATTGGGCGCCATGGTATATCATTTCCTCCCAGCATGCAAGCGCTTCTTTATGCTGATCCGTGCAGCGCTCAATGAGTCATCTATCAGGTTCGCCAGCTTCCGTCCCGCCTCACCTTGCGGCAGCTTGCGTTTCCCGCCACCACGGCATGTCGGGCAAACTCCTTTGTGATGCATGGCACGGTCACGCCGCACGCCATGACAGACTGGGCATACGTCACCCAGCCACCACATAAGCACATCCGCCACCAGGTCGCCCGGGGCCTCCACTGGGCGCTTCCACTTCTCCACGTTGGCAATGAGCATGGCGCGCACTTCAGGCAGCGTCTTGAGCTTGCCCAACATCAGCGCGACTTCGTGCAAATAGATCCTGGTTCCGGCCTTGGGGTGCTCCACGCCGTCATATTCGCTGTGGAGCCTCAAAAGGGCCATGCCGGTGCGCGAATAGCTCCAGCCCGCAGCAATGATGATGTCGGCCTGGCTGGGTCGGTCAGCCTCAACGCGCAGATTGCTGGCGTGCGTGGCGCTGGTGTACATTTCTTCCGTGGTGATTACGTCATCGCTCATTTAGCAGTCCTTTGAAATTACAATTCGGGCAGCAACTGCGATAGCAAGAAATGCCCCGCTTAACTTTGACTGGTTGCGGGGCTTTTTCATGTCAGGCGCCCATCTCAGCCAACAGCGCGTCCATCCGCACAGCGCATGCGTGAGCCTCGGCAAAGTTCGCGGTACGGCTACCACCAGGCAGTACCCAACCCTCGTGCGCAAGTGGTGGCACTGCCTTCGCCCAGATCACGCGCGCCTTGCCCACCGTGATGTTCTTCGGGTCGTCGAATGCCGGGGAAATTTCTCTGTTGCTCATTTGGTCTTCCATATAGTTGAATGAATCTGATAAAACCTACAGCGCCAGCCGTAGTCCTGGCGCTTTCTGCAGTCGTAAATCTCTTTGCCGTCCAGCACCTGAACACGCTTGTGCATGCACTGGCCGCATGCCTTGGCCTGGCGGGCGGCTTCTTCCTGACGGCGGATCGGCACCATCTCGGGGTTGCCCCATTCCCACGACCTAATGCCTGTGCTCCCAGGTTAAAAACGAAGTTGACGCCACTCGCGCAAGCGGAGAAGCTCGGCGCTTCATAGCCGGTTGCCCGGTAAGTCGCTGGCTTGCTGCCGCCCTTGTTCTCCCGGAACACCTGAGGCGTGGCCTTGACAATCTTTCCTTCGTGCTGAAGGTGCCGCATGGCACTCATGCACTGCACGTAGGTGATGCCGCATTGCTCTGCGATGGTGGCGCGGTCAGATATTCCGGCGACGATGCACTCCAGCACGCGGGCTTTTGCGGATATGGTCATGCGCAAGCCCTTTCGGCAGAGGCCGACCACCGCACGCCGCGATCTGCACCAAAGGCATACAGAAATTCGATGAACTGAGCGGCTTCCTTGACCCAGAATTCCCGCGTCTGGATGCCAAGCTGCACGATGCGGCAGCCGTCGAGGCTCGGAGTTACCCGGCTGTCGTGGTGCAGCGGCGTGCCGGCAATGCGCATTTCCTCTGCGAACTCATCGACCAGCAGGCGCTTCATGTCGTCGGCATCCCACCGGCGCCCGATGTGCTCCACCTGGCGGGCAATGTCGGACACCATGGCGTGGTACTTTTCTTCCTGGATGCGCTTCTTGGCGGGCTCGCTGATCTGGACCATGTGCCCGGACGGCGCAGCCTGCACTGCCTTGATGGCATTGGAGCGGGCCCGGTCGTGGGCCATGATGAAGGTTTGCTTCATTTGGCACCCCGATACGGCCACGCCACAGCCGCAGCGTCGCGGCAATGCTCATTGCTGGCAGCCAGCCACCCGGTCATGCGCGCAAAGGCCTTAGCATCCAACTTAGCGCCCTTTCCTTTCGGACTGACGCCGTGCGCCGGTATGCCCAGATCACCGCACACGGCGACGATCAGCGTGCACCATGCATCTACTTGGCCAACCTTGCGCGCCATGTTCAACGCCACCGGCCTGCTCTTGACGGTGGTGAAAACGTAGCTTGTCAGTCGGCTGTCTTCAAAGATCACGCGACCGGCGCCAGAGCTGCGCAGGAAGTCGGCGATCTGGTGGGGGCTGATGGTGTGCAGGGTTTCAAGCTTGCCGCCAGTGAAGACTGCGATGCCGGTGTGCTGGCCAGGGTCAATGCCCAGGATGATCATTTCAAGCCCCCAAGCATTTGTATTGCTCTTGCTGCCACTGCTGGAACCCACCCGTTGCCAGTGGTTTTGAGTCCGTCCATCCCTCGGGCCACTGCATCAGGATTTCTTGGCATCGAGGAGTAGTCATCCGCTGGTAGAGCCGCATCAATTGCTCTTGCAGATTGCCGTCTGCGTGATTCTTTCGAATCAAAGCCAATGGATTGCGGAAAGTCCAAGCCTTCCAGCTTTGAGCCGTAGGCGTTAGCAACCAAGAAAAGCCTGGCTCGATGGTGGGCTGCTCCAATGGATGAAGCTCGAAACACTCCCCACTTCGCATCGAACCCCATTCGGGCCAAGTCTCCAAGGACAACCCCGAGTCCTCTAGAAGTGAGCATTGGGCTGTTTTCCACAACAACGCAAGCGGGTCGTACTTCGCAAATGATTCTTGCCATCTGCTTCCAGAGTCCGCTGCGCTCTCCTTCAATGCCTTTGCCTGCTCCGCACTGGCTAATGTCTTGGCATGGGAATCCTCCAGTGACAACATCCACGGCTCCTGCCCACGGCTTGCCATCGAACGTTGAAACGTCATCCCAGATGGGAAATGCGCTGATGACTCCATCGCGCTGGCGGTCGATAACAATTTGACGCGCTCCGGGATCAAGCTCAACAGCACAGACGGTGCGCCATCCAAGCAACTCTGCGGCCAAAATGCTGCCACCCCCCCCCTGCAAATAGTGCCAGCTCATTCATTTGCCTCCCCATGCTTCACCGCCTTCGTCAACGCCGCCTTCATGCCGGGATACTCCGATTCCAACTCCTTGGCCCGGCTCCATGCGTATTCCCGCCAGGCTGGGCCGTGTTGGCATAGCTCGATCAGCCACTGCAGATGTTTGTCGAATAGCGTCATGCATCACATGCTTTCGACATGGGGGTAATTCGGGAAGAACTGTGGATACCCGCCAGCCTCTGCCACAAAATTACCTGCGTCCCGATGGCGCCAAAGGCCAATAGTCGGCTCGCCTTCGGTGCTTCCTTCGTAATTGCGCTGCTTTCGGCACAATAAAAAACAATCCGGCTCTGTCGCCTTATTGCTTCCGGCGCCCTTGGCTTTCATGTCATCCTCTTTTGGCTTGTTGCGCCAGACCATGAAAAGGTTGTCAATCTGATCTGTGATCGATCCGCTGCCCTTGGTGTCGTGCTTATCGGGCATGTCTCCCTCTTTGGCGGGCTTCTTGAGGTGATGCACCAAATGAACATGGATATTGCAATCCTTGGCAATGGCGCATAAACGGTCCACGAATTCTTTTTGCCCGTTGTAGTCATCTTCGGCGCGCACGCATTTCATGAGCGAGTCAATAAATACATGGGTGATGCCAAGCTCTTGCGCGCAATACTTGACCATGCCCAGCACCGTCTCAGGGAACGCGCTGCCGGTCTGGTCGTAGAGCCACATGCGATCTGTTGTCCAGCCTCCAAAATCATCGTAAAGCGCATCGAGTGCCTCCAAGCCACTACCCCCTTGGAACTCTTCAGAAAATGGGTTGAGCATGGCAAACATCCTCACCATGCGGCCTATGGTGGTCACTGGCTTCATTTCAAACGATGCCACGCATACTTTTTCACCTTGTCCAACCAAAGACAGCGCAACTTGCGTCGTCACGTCCGTTTTTCCGTGGCCGTTCTGCCCTGCCCATGCAGTGACCTCGCCACGCCGAAACTCAAAGCTGTCGTTGCATTTGGGCCATGGCAAAAATGTGCGCTTTGCTTTTGCGCGAGTGCGCAGTCGGTCCTTTGCGTCTTGCACAAATTCCGATGCAGGCTTCACTTTTGTTTTTGCGTCGGATTCCTTGAGGTATTCCGCAAAATCAATATCGTCATCAATAAACTCAGCCATTAAGCGGCCTCCTTGTGGAAAACTTCAGTCCATCCGGACGTAATCCGAATGCCGGGTTTGATATGGGTTGCGGCGACTGTCTTTGCGCCAAACCATTTAGCTTTTGCAAAAATGGCTTTTGCGCGAATCTCGCTTTCGCTGCTGATGCTCACCGTCAGGCCCACCAGGAAGCGCAGGTCAAGGCTGGACAGCGGATCTCCGGCAGTGCTGACCGTGGCGTGATCTGCTGGCCATTGCTGGCCAAACTTTTCGCCAGGGTTATGCCAATCGCGGGATGTTTGGCACGGGAAGTCGTTAATGAAAACGATTTTTGGAGTCGTGCCGCGTTTGCGCATCGCAATGATGGGTTCGTGTCCAATCATCAAATAACTCCCGCCAACATTGATACGCCATTTGATTGCTTTACAACTTTAAATTGTTGCCTTTGGCTGCGAATCCAATTTCTAAAAGTCGCGTCCCAATCCAGCTTTGTCGCATCCTTGCCAGTTTTTGCTTTCCAAAAATCAACGAATGAATCGATCGAGGTTTGAATTTCTAAATCCGGTCTTTCGGTCGATGCCCATTCCTGCAATTCCTCGCTTGGCCTCCATCCGGCTTCAAGGCGTGAGCCTTTCGCTGTTGACCGAGCCGAAGGCGCGGGAGCCAATACTGGTTCATGGTTCATGGTTCTTGGTTCATGGTTAGGTGGCGGTTCGTTAACGACTGGTGACGCGTCGTTAACGACTGGTGCACGGTTCGTGCTAATTTCCTTACGCTTCGTTTCGCGTTCGGTAGCGATTCGTTTGTTTGTATCGGCCTTCAACTTGAACTCTGCAAGCTCTTCTTGCACTCGCCTTTGGACATAAACACCGTTTTCAAGCTCAAAAAACCGCTTCAATACAAATTCAACGGCCTCGATTTCTTCTTTGCTGGAAGCCCAAGCCCAGTCGATGGCCTCGGCAAGCGTTGGGAATTGCTCACGGTCGTAGCACGCATCGAGCAAGAGCGTGTACGAACCGTGCTGAAGCATGGACAGGCGTCCACACTTCTTTGCATAGTCGCCTAGGTTTCTTTTGTAGTAGTGCATATTTAGAACGATAGCTGTTTTATGTGTTTTTCTAAAAACAACTCACGCAATATGACTCCAAGATGCATAAGACAAAACCTTTTCAATGGTCCCTGTATGGACTCCAAAAAAAGCCGCAAGGGCATCGTTACTTAGGTTTTCTCGAATATGCTTTTTAAGAGCTTCGCGCTGGCGTGCCGCACTGCGAATAGTAACAACGTCAATATCAAGCAACTTGGCGGAATTCAATGATTACCCTCTATTTGCAAGCTCTCTGGCGCGAGAAAGATATTCGCCGCGCTCCATAGTCTTATCGCTGCGGTGCTGCTTCATGCGGCCTCCGCTTCAAGTTCTTCTTCATTGAACAGGCCGGATGCCTTGATCTCCCTGGCTTGGCTCAGGTTGCGCTTTGCCAACTCCCAGTAAGAGCGCTTCAACTCAGCCCCAATGAACTTGCGTCCCATTTCGATCGAGACATAACCCTCAGATCCGATCCCGGTGAACGGCGAGAAAACCACATCGCCGGGGTTGCTCCACAACTCCATGGCACGTTCGATCACATCAAGCTGCAGCGGGCAGATGTGGCGCTCATCGTCTGATTCCCGAGCTGTCTTGAATTGCAGCGTGCGAGTCGGGTTTATGTCCATCCAGACGGGGCTTGCGTAGCGCTGCCACTTGTCAACGGGGAATGTCTCGTGTGTGTGGCTGATGTGCTCTGCGTTCTCGCCGGGCTTGCGCATGGTCACCAAGTAGTCAGGGATGCCCTGGCGGCTCATGCTGGAGTCTTTGCGAATGGTCTTGTGCAGCAGGCCCAAAGCCTTTGTACGCTGCATGGCCGTCACTGGGTCTTTCCAGATGCAGACCTCAGAATGAAAAATCCAACCGGCAGCGGTAAACATGCGCGTCAACTCGCCACGGAAGTCATGCAGTCCTATCACGCCATCCCTGAATTTTGACGTTTGCAGATTCATGCAATGGAATGACAACAAGCGACCCGGCTTAGTGATGCGGAACAACTCGGCAATCAGAAACTTGAACTGGCCGTAAAACTCGGCATAGTCCTTGCAGTTGCCCATGTCGCGGTCGCTGTTGGAGTAGGTGTAGAGCGAAGCAAACGGCGGGCTAAACACGCTGAAGTCAATGGATGCGTCTGGCAGGTCACGGGCCACATCCACGCAATCGCCCAGGTGCACAGTCCAACCATCGCCCTGCGCCACTTCGCGCTTGTACTCACTCTTTTCCATGGCCAGCCCTTTGATTTTTTGTTTTGTCAGTTCGCGCATGTGAGAAACCATCGACTGCGCCATGTCATCGGCCTGCGCTTGCTTGCGCTCCAGATTGGCCTTTACCGCACCTTCGGATTCGGAAGAGACGAGGTGAACGTCAACAATGTGAGCCTGGCCGAAACGGTGGCACCGGCGAATGGCCTGATAAAAGGACTCGTATGAGTCATCCAGTCCGGCAAATACCATGTCGTGACAGTGCTGCCAGTTCATGCCAAATCCGCAGATGGATGCCTTGGAAACCAGCACCCGGCGCGATCCATGTGTGAATGCCATGATTGCCGTTTCCTTCTCATCAGCGGTCATTGAGCCTGTCACTTCGATGGCGTCAGGGATGGCGGCAGTCAGGGCTTTGGATTCGTCATTCAGGTGGCACCAGACGATTGCAGGGCGGTTATGGCTGTTCACCAGGTCGGCAGTCAGTGCGATGCGCTCGGCCATGCTCTTGCGCTTCGCATCGCGGCGCTCGGTCAATGTCTGGGCGATTCCGGCGAACAGTTGGCCATCCAGAGGCTCGGATGCCTCGACGACGTGCTCATGCATTTTCAGACCAGGCAAGTTGTAGCGGGTGCCATCAAAGCCAAGGTCTGCCGGATTGCGGATGCAGATTGCCCATGTGGCCATCCACTCCCAGAATCGAGTCTTCCCGTGGCCCTTGAGTCGCCATTGCGATGTGTCGCCGCCGTCGTGCACAAAAAACATGGCCAGCATTTCAGTGCCAGTCATCACGCCCAGGAATTCGGCTTGATTGCCAAGCTCCATGTGGTCATTGGGTGATGGGGTTGCGGTACAACTCAGGCGATAAGGCGTGCGCTGAAACATTTCAATGATCAGGGCACGGGTCTTGCTGGTGTGGCTCTTCAGAATGCTGGACTCATCAAGCACGATGCCCGCAAACTCAGCCGGGTCGAACTTTTCGATCATTTCGTAATTGGTGATCACGATCTGAGTGCCGCCTTTTATGTCTGCAGGGCTGCGGCAGTATTGGATGTGAATGCCGAACTTCGCGGCCTCTTCAACGGTCTGCTGGGCCACGCACAGAGGAGCGGCGATCAGGACCATGCCGCCAGTGTGTTCGGATACCTGGCGCGCCCATTCGGTCTGCATGGCAGTCTTGCCCAGGCCGGTATCAGCGAAGATGGCGGCGCGCCCACGCTTGCAAGCCCACTCCACGATTGACGCCTGAAAGTCGAACAAGTGATCGCCCAAGTCGGACGGCTCAAAGCCGGACTCCACGTCCTCAGGCGCTTTCCCTTTTACAAAAGCCTCGTAGTCGTCTAAAATCTGTACATTCATAACTAACTCCCCTTGGTTACTGATAGAAGCCCCGCCCTGTTCATGCATTGCGGGGTTTTGTTTTTGGCTCATGCCGAAGTCCTCATTGCGCCAACTGCTCGGTGCACCGGCTTGCTCGGCACTGCATTCAGCGTGAAGTTGTGTGAGTAGCCGCGCTTGAAAGCCAGCAGCTTCTGCGTGCGCTCGGCTGCGGTCAGCTTTGGTTTTGTGCTCTTATTCATCACGTCCTACCTCGTCATCCGCAGAAATCGTTGTGGGTATTTCCATTTTGGAAAACACTGAGCTAAGTGCTACCCATTTCCTTTTCTTTGCCACTTTGTCGAGGTCCACCAGATGCCTGATGTATTCGCTGTGCTCCATGCCTTCGGACTCGGCCAGGGCGTGCAATTCTGCAAAGCCTGCGGTCGTGAAGCGGACGGTTACAGCAACGCCGTTTGTGAGTTTTTCGACCATCAATCTCTCTCAAGAATAAAAAGGCCCGCCGCCCCAAGAGGCAGCAGGCAGACCCCGGCGATCCGTGAACGGGAGGGGAAACACGGCGCCTGTCGTGGGGAAAATGGCGGGAATCCCAGTCGGCACACAATGGAAGTCCACACAACCATTGCCGAAAGGGATTCCCATGAAAATTTGTCCGAAGTGCGACACGTCGATCAGCTCCGTGAAGATTCACGCACTACCTGGCACGGACCAGGCTCGCCAATCTTTTCAGTGCATCGCGTACACCTGCCCTCACTGCTCACATGTGCTGTCGGTGCAAATGCATCCCCAGGTTCTGCAAACAGACATGCTGGATGGCGTGGAAGGTCTACTAAAGTCCCGGCAATAACGGGGTTTGCGCTTGGCCTGTTCATCTCAGGCCTTGACCAGCTCGGGCCAGATTGCTTCCCAGTCATCAGGGCGAAGCTCTTGCAGCCTGAATTCGGGATCGATCTTGTGAAGGTTTCGGGCGAGCGCTGGACTTGCCAGACGGATGCCCTTGCTGATCTGATAGAGGTATTGCTCATCTATCTCGAGCAACGCGGCGACTTCATACCTGCGTGCTGGGGGGTAGTTTGGTATTGCCATGGCGCCAATTCTAGCACCGTACTAGATTTACGCAAGTGTCCCGCTAGATTTTTACTTTTTTTCTTTGGTTGAATGCGGCCATGGCAATCCAAGACATCTGGCTGACCAACCTGAAGGCGCTTGTCAAGAAAGAAGGTGGCGGGAGAAAGGGTGTTCGCTCAGTGGCGGACTTTTCTGGATTGAATGAGGAATACATCCACCAGTTGGTCACGGACAAGCCCACAAAGTCGGGGAAAGTCCGCTACCCAGGCAAAGCAGCTGCCGACAAGATAGCGGCAGGGTTTGCTGACGGCAGACCGCTCAATTGGTTTGACTCAGATCCAGATGCTGACCTTCTGCCAGAAGATAACGATCTTCACACCAAGTCTGCGATGATATTGCAGGCGCTGGCGGTGGTCCCGGTCGAGCTAAGGGATTCAGCCTGCCTGAACGCGCTACTAGCTCTGACAGCCCATCTAAGGGCGACGCCGCCGACTCCCAAGCCGCCGCCGCGTCTTCCTGACCGCGAAGCACCACAAGGCAGTTGACTCCCATCTTCGCAAGCTCAAAGCTGCGCAGTACCGCATCCATGTAATCGCATGGATCAACGATCAAACATTTTTGTGAATTGTTGATCACGCCCCCCCCCCCCCGCTTATTCCATTCATTTGTTTTCTTTCTGGCTTTCGCCTTGTTAATCGCGAATTCTGCGGGTTTTCCCTGATCCTCACATCCCCCAAACGGGTGAATCCATGCCCGGCATTGATGTGTATCAAATCAGATTTATCAGACTTCTTCCGTCTCCTGCTGGCTGCTACTGACCAGCCGGTCACAAAGAATATTCAAATAAATCTAGCAAGGTGCTTGCTTTAATCTAGTAACGCGCTAGAATTACCCCATCGCAGCAAAACGCTGCTTCAAAGGGGAAACGGGATGAATTTCAGCTACACCCACAACAGCCAGGTGATTGACCTGGAATACGACGAGGATGACGCGGCCGATCAGGACGGCTCTGTGTGGTCCTGCAAGGTGACGTACCAAGGAAAGATCGTCACCAAGCTGCTGGCTGACCACGAAGAGACTTTCGCTGAAGCGTGCGCTAAGCACTTCGAGAGGCACTGCATTGAGGCGAAGTTCGAGGCTGAGATGGACCGGGGCCAGGAGCGTTATGAAGATCGGATGGCGTCATGAAAACCGCAGGCTTCATTCAATACTGCGACGCCCTGATGCGCATCGACTATCAGGAAGCTGCCAAGGCCGCGCCCGATTACAGCGTCTGCTACGGCCCCATCGACTTCGGCGCCATTGACGCGCCGGTTGTTATGGCTGCTGGGTCTACCCGCTGCCACGAATGGCAACCCGGTCGCTTTCTCGACATGGCTCGGGCATTCAGGAGGGCGCAATGAAAAGCTGCTGTGACGAATATTGCTCCAACTTTGGATGCAATCAGGGCCGGTCATGCCCAGCGCGCCAAGCTTGCGAGCTGCCGGAGATCCCTGCGAATTCCTACCTCCGCTATGCCGGGTGCTTGGCCCAGGCGCTGATATGCGCCGCAGTGATCGCGCTGCCCATGGCCATTTACTTTTTGAGGATGACGCCATGAAGGAAATCCCTTGGCTTGCCAGCGACTTGCTGCTGTGCGCCTTCTTTGTGGTGGTGGTGTTTTTGACGGCAACTTCTTTTTTTGGATGAGGTGAATATGGAAAACAACCTGATAACAACCCAGATCAACGAGCTTGCAACTCGGTTTGATCTGCCGCAGAGCGAAGAGCTTTACCACGTCTTGAAGGCCACGGCATTCAAGGGAGAAGTGAGTGACGCCCAACTATCTGCACTTTTGATCGTCGCCGCGCAATACGGCTTGAACCCCTGGACAAAGGAAATTTACGCTTTCCCGGACAAGAAAAACGGGATTATTCCAGTCGTGAGCGTTGACGGATGGGCGCGAATCATCAACAAGAGCACGGCATTCGACGGCATGGAATTTCGCTTCAGCGAAGAAATGGTGACGATGGACGGCGCCAACAGCTCCGCTCCGGCATGGACTGAATGCGTGATCTACCGCAAGGACCGCGCCCACCCCACTGTGATACGCGAGTACCTGGATGAAGTCTACAAGGCCCCATTCAAGAATGCCGAAAAGGGCTATGTGGTCGCAGGCCCATGGCAGACGCATCCAAAACGCTTCTCGCGCCACAAAGCAATGATCCAGTGCGCCCGCATGGCCTTTGGCTTCGGCGGCATCTATGACGACGACGAGGCATCCCGCATTGCGGAGACTGCGCAGCCTATGAAGTCAATCAACCCAGATACCGGCGAGATTCAAGCGCCCGCCGCCCTGCCCGTCTACAGCGATGAGGACTTTTCGAAGAACTTGCCCACTTGGCGCAAGCTGATCGAGTCTGGCCGCAAGACGGCGGGCGACATTATTTTTACGGTGTCCAGCAAGGCCCAACTCACCGAAGAACACATTGCAATTTTGCAGGCCACGGTCGTCGCCACTTTTGATGCGGAGTAACCCATGAAGATCCACAACTTGACCCAAGGAAGTGCCGAGTGGCACGACTACCGCGCCCAGCACGACAACGCCAGCGACGCGCCGGCCATGATGGGCTGCAGCAGCTACAAGACCCGCGCTGAACTGATGAAAGAAAAGGCCACCGGCCTGACGCCAGAGGTCAGCACGCACACACAACGACTGTTTGACAACGGCCATGCATTCGAGGCTCTGGCACGCCCGCTGGCAGAGCAGATCATCGGCCAAGACCTGTACCCGGTGACTGGCTCGCATGGCCGGTTGAGCGCCAGCTTTGACGGCTGCACGATGGGCGAGGAAACAATCTGGGAACACAAGAGCCTGAATTCCGCGCTGCGCCAGGTGCTGACCATGGGCGACGTGCTGCCGCTGCGGTATCGGGTGCAGATGGAGCAGCAGCTGATGGTGTCGGGTGCTGACCAGTGCTTGTTCATGGCATCAACCTGGTCAGGCGATGAACTGGTGGAAGAGCTTCACGCCTGGTATGCACCTGATCTTGAGCTTCGCGCCCAAATTCTTGCGGGCTGGGAGCAGTTCCACAAAGACTTGGTGGACTATGTCCCCACAGCAAAGACAGTCGCCGCAGTGGCTGCGCCGGTCGAGTCCCTGCCTGCCGTGTCCGTTCGACTTGATGGCTCGCTTGTGGTCGCGTCGAACTTGCCAGAATTCGACGCCGCGCTGAAGGCTTTCATTGCCAACATTCCGGCCAAGCCAAGCACCGACCAAGAGTTTGCTGACTGCGAGGCCGCTTGCAAGGCGCTGAAGAAGGCGGAAGTCGCTCTGGAGCAGTCCGAAACAAGCGCCCTGGCGCAAATGACGGACGTTGAAGCCCTGCGCCGTACCATCTCCGACTTGCGCGCCCTGGCCCGGTCTACGCGATTGGCAAGTGAAAAGATGGTGACGGCCCGCAAGGATGCGATCCGGATGGAGATTGTCGGCGCCGCCGCCCTCGCGCTGGGTGCTCACATCAACAGCCTGAACACCCGGCTGGGCAAGAGCTTCATGCCCGCGCTGCCGGTTGACTTCGCCGGAGCAATCAAGGGCAAGCGCAGTATTGACAGCATCCGCGATGCGGTGGATACGGAACTGGCCCGCGCCAAGATCGCGGCAAATGAAGTGGCAGACCGGATTGATATGAACCTGACGCACTTACTTCATGTGAATGCGCCCATGTTCCTGTTCGCAGACCTGCAGGCAGTGTGCACCAAAGCCGCCGACGACTTCGCCGCACTGGTGAAGTCTCGCATGACAGATCACGCCGCAAAAGAAGCCGCCCGCATCGAAGCTGACCGGGAGCGCATCCGCCGCGAAGAGGTTGCAACGCTTGAAGCAAAGCAGGCCCAAGAGCAGCGCAATGCTAGGGCCGCGATTGAAGAGCAAGAGCGCACATTCAATGCTATGCAGGCCAAGGCCAAGGCTGACCAGCAGGCATCGATTGACGCGGCGATTGCAGACGCTCAGGCCAAGATTGACACATCCCGCATCAAGAACAACGCCAGCGGCCAGCATGCGCCGGTTGTGTCTGCACTCCCGCAGCCACTGCCCCGTCCAACAGTCAGCATGGCCCGTGCTGAATTGAACTCCTTGCTTGACGACTTGGCCGACAGTGATCTGGCGCGTATCACCAGCTTTGTGAAGTCGCGGTTTGGAGAGAAGGTGGCGGCATGAGCGGCGCACATACGCCGGGACCGTGGAAATACAGCCCACCCGATGACCAGGTAGTGGATCTGTTCACGCCTGAGTATTTCTTCATCGAAGGCCCTGGCGCAGATGTGCATGGCCACATGACGCTGGCTGATGCCCGCCTGATCGCCTCCGCCCCAGATCTGCTGGCCGTTGTCAAAGAGCTTGAGGAAAGCGCCGGGTACTGGGGTGAATACGACGTACCAGTCGGAATCGTTGACCGGCTGCGCGCTGCGATTTTCAAAGCTACGGGGGTGAAGGCATGAGCGATAGAACCGACACAAAGGATACAAAACAAATGATTTCCACAGTCTTGATGGCTATAAGCCCACATATCGCATCCGACATGCTGGCGAAAAACACCGCCAATAGGCCGCTAAATAGCAGAAGGGCTTCAAAGCTGGCGGAAGCCATCAAGCGCGGGGAATGGGAGATAAATGGCGACACCATACGGATTTCAAAGCGCGGCGTTTTACTTGACGGACAGCACAGGCTGACTGCGATAAAGGAAAGCGGCGTCACAGTTCAAACCCTTGTCGTATTCAATCTGGACGACGATGTATTTCACACCATCGACACTGGCGGAGCGGCTCGCACGACTTCGGACATTCTTGCCATTTCCGGAGAAAAACATTACACGCTTCTCGCTTCATCCGCCAGGATTTCCTATCTTCGGTTTGTTACCGGGAATCCTTTCAGTTCCGTACTGTCAATCCAGCCAACGGTTTCACAAATAGAGGAATTCATCTTAAAAAATCCGCTGCTGAAAGATTCCGTGAGCCATATCTCTGCATCAAAGTGGATCAAAAAAAACATTGAGCCAAGCACGGCGGTGATGTGCCACTTTGTTTTCACTGCGAAAAATAAAGATGATTCAATCCAATTTTTTGACGCTATTGAGTCTGGGATTGGCTTGCATTCAGGATCTCCAATTCTCCTATTGCGTGACCGCCTAATGGAGTCAAAAGGATCAACTGGCAGCTTGAAAAAGTCGTACAAAGCCGCCCTGATGTTTAAGGCATTCAAGCAATTTTGCAAAAACGAAAAAATAAAAACACTGCGCGTTCGGCTTGATGGCGATGCCCCTGAAAAGGACTTGTATTCGCTATGACCTACACCCCACGCACAGTCTGGATCGGCGGCCCGCCACCAGCCCAGCCAAAAGCAGCACGCACCACACGACCCAAAGCAATCAGGCTGCGCCCAATGGGCAAAATGGAGTCGGCGGCATACGCCAGACAACAAAGGCTCAAGGTCCGTGATGCGCAGATTTTTCAGATGCGAAACGAGGGCGACCGGTATTGCGACATTGCAATGATTGCCAATATCTCAAAGGTTCGGTGCCAGCAGATTTACACGACGCACCTGCAGCGGAATGTGACGTGACAAAACCAATTTATCAAATATGACCGCAAAAACCATACTGGCGCTAGCCCAGGCGCACCGAAAAGAACCAACACGCCAGAGCTATGCCGCCATGGCCAATGCCGTTCGGAAGCTGGAGGCGGACCGCGCCACGGCAGAGCGCAATGAAAACACCGCCCTCAATGCGATGGAGAAGCTGGAGGCTGAGCGCGACACCCTGGCTTCCGAGGTTGCCCGCCTCACACCCCTGCAATTCCGACAGGCGCCATGCCACAAGTTTTGCGAGTCCAACGCCTACGAAATCGAGTTGCGCGGGCTGCGGGCCGAATTGGAGGCCGCACCCCAGGCCCGCCAGTCGCTGACGGATGAGCAGATCATTTCCAAGATGCCAAAGCCTGAAAGCAAAGGCTGGATATACACGCAGAGGCAGATCATCAAAACCGTCCGCGCCGTAGAAGCCGCCCACGGCATCAAAGGCGGCACCCAATGAGCGCCGACCGCAATCTGCTGGAGCTGGCGGCTAAGGCCTGCGGATACGACACATCGCACCCGTGGAATGCCGAGAGACTGGAAATGGAGCCGCCCATCATTGCGCTGTGGGTACGTGGCGGCTCTACGGGGTGGGACCCTCTTGACGATGACGGAGATGCGCTGCGGCTGGCTGTGTTTCTGCACATCCGCATTGACATTCATGCTCTCGAGGTTTGGGTAACAAACCAGCGGGGCCACACCGTATCAGAGGTTGTGAGTGCCAACCTGCGGGCCGCTACCCGCCGCGCTATCGTCCGTGCAGCTGCTGAGATTGAACGACTTAAAGAAGATTGGTTCGATCATGTTGCTGGCTACAACCTGACCATTGACGACCTTCGCACAGAAAACCAGAAGCTGCGGGATGCCTTAAAAGAATATGGTCGCGCAGGCGTTGGAAATAGTACAGACTGGCGCATTCAAATCAGTGCGCTACAAATGGCTACTGAAGCACTTAGAGAAACGAAATGATCGACGCAAAAACAGATATGACGATGGTGGTATCGGCGTATGAGCATCACCAATATCGTCCAATGGGTGCGCCAGGAGAGGTGCGAATTCATGGCATCTTTGCCAGTCAATACACACTACCTGATGGCTCTGTGGCGGGGGATTTTCAGTGGCTTGCTGATCAGTACAAGGCTGACCACAACACTCGCAGGCTTGATGCGCTTGTAACCCTGGAGTCCGCCCAGGCTGCTGTGGCTGAACTCCACACAGAGAACCAGAAGCTGCGGAAGGTACTGGAAAGCGTAGCAACCATGAGCGAAGAACTTTCAATCTCGGGCTTTGCCCGTGCAGCACTCGGAGAAACGAAATGACCTACACACTACCGCAGCCGGACTTGTACGACGCCGCCGAAGATGTGGAATGCTACTCGGCGGCGCAGGTGATGGATGCTTACAAGGCGGGGTTCAGGGATGCTTATTACTTCGAGCATCGCCGCGATGTTATGACCGACCCCGCAGAGATCAGAGCTTGCTTCGAGCGGGACTATGAAGGGACGCCGGTATGAGCGAATTGAACCGCCAGCAGCTCTGCTCTGCCCTTGGCATCAGCGAATCGACCGTGCGCCGCATGGAAATCAACGGCCTCCCATTCACGCCCGTAGGCATCAGGGCAAAACGCTACGACTTGGCCGAGTGCAAGACGTGGCTGAAGGAAAACCAATGTCAATCTGGGAAGATAAACAGGGACGTAAGCACGTCGGGGTTATGGTCGGCGGCAAAAGAGTTCACCGAATCCTGCCGGAAGGTGCAACTTCGGGTGATGCCAAGCGCATAGAGGCTGAGATTCGTGGGGCAATCGAGAAGATGCCAAGGCAGGCAAATATCCCCGGCGACCCGCCCATGGCGTCCATCATGGCGCTCTACGTGGAGCATTCCAAGAGCCTGCGCAGTGCAGAGACCTCTGAGCACCATGCGAAGCGCCTGGGGCCTTGGGCGGCCAAGTACAAGGCCAGCCAGGCTGCCGCCTTTGCTGCGCACGTCATCAAAGACATGAGCACCAAGATTGCCGACCCAAAGACTGGCGAGTTGCGCCAGGCCTACGCATCGGCCACGATCAACCGCAGCCTGGCCACGGCCAAGAAGGGCTTGACGCTGGCATGGGAAAGCGACCTGACGCCTGAAAATTACGGTCTGCGCATCAAGTCTGTGAGCGTCAACAACAAGCGCGAGGTGTTTTTGAATGTTGACCAGGTGCATCAGATCGCCAATGGATGCACGCCGGATACGCAGGCCGCAATCTGGGCGGCACTGTTGACCGGCGCCCGGCGCGGGGAGTTGTTCAAGATCAAGGCCGAAAACATCGGTCCAGACTCGATCCTGATCCCGGCCAGCCACACCAAGACCAACACGAGCCGCGTGGTTCCCATCATCCCGGCCCTGCGGCCGTGGCTCAAGCACTTCCCGCTCACGCTGACGGTGGAGGGCTTCAAATCGAACTGGCAGCGCGCCAGGGTCCGCGCGGGCATGAGGCATGTGAACTTCCATGATCTGCGCCATTCCTGCGCATCGATCATGCTGGGCCTGGGTGTCGACCTGTACACCATCAGCAAGATTCTTGGGCATAGCACCATCCAGACCACGCAGCGATACAGCCATCTGCAGGTGGATGCGCAGCGGCTAGCTCTGGGGAAATTGGGGGACTTGGTGATGCCTCCGGCCAAGAAAAAAGCCCCGGCTGCCAAGAAGGCTGCGAGGGCTTAATTACACCGGGAAATTACACAGGGCTGGATTTCATTCAACCGTCAGCCTGTGTTTTCATTGGTGGGCGATGCAAGTCTCGAACTTGCGACCCCTGCAGTGTGAATGCGTGTAACGGCCATTCAGGCAGAGTCTCCCACTGGGGAGCGGCAGCGCTGAGTGCCAGGAAAACGCCGAAATAGCCATCGGATTACACCGGAAATTACACAGGCCCAGAAACGCAAAAAAGGCCCCCACCCCGCGAGGGATGAGGGCATCAGTTTGCCAGAGTGGCCGACTTGCACAGAATCGCAAACCTGCGAGGGCTTGTTAACCTATGGGTTAATTTATTTTTCTGTGTTACAAAATAACACTTGCAACGCGATTTATTTTGTATTACACTTAAATCCATGGACGGCGCGGTGCCGG